ATCCACCTTGCTTTTGTGGCTGTTCATCCTGTTTGGGCTGTGTCGATGTGTTCACGGTCGGGTTTACTTGCCCTGTAGTCTGCTTGACTACCGGCTGCGCTGGTGCCGGTGCTGGCTTCTGCACTGGCTGAACCATCATACTTGCGAAATCTTCAGCACTACCAACATTCAAACCTAAACTGCGGCTCTTTTGGTAGTACCAATCGCGGTCTTCTGTATTGTCAAGGCTCTTTGTGAAGTCGTCGTAACTGCCTGTGTTTACGCCATTCTTCTTCATTTGCTCATAGAGCCACTTTCTATCGTCGTCATTCCACATAGTCAATTATCTTCTGCTTGGTGGGGTATTTTGGTTGTTGTTTCTTCGGCTTGGAGGTGTGTTGTCTTCGGTAGTGGTTACGCCACCGATGGCACGCAAAGCACTCTGCACGTTCGGGTCGTCGATGTTTGAACCAATCCAGTCCATCATTTGGTCGGCTGAAACAGGCGTTGTCTGTCCTGTTGAGATATTGTAACCTCCAGTCGGGCGACCTGCGGACGGTGTTTTGCTGAACACATACGAGATATTATGCTGGTTCAGTCGGGTGTTTGGAATGCGAACCATGCCATTGCCCGAATAGAACTCTGTGTATTTGCCGTCCTGCGATGCAGCAATACGCTGACGTTCCAAGCCCTCTGATGCCTTATTGTGCCGTCTCGTTTCGGCAATACCAGCAGCTTGAAGTCCCTCGGATGTTCTGTTGTGGCGTTCATGCTCCTTGGAGGTGACATCAAACTGACGTTTGTTCTCGTCGAAACCTTTCTGCCAGTGGTCGTTGTCAGAGTCAAACTTCTTGTCGCGGAAAGCCACATCGTCGGCACGGTCTTTGCGACCTGCGTCAAACTGTTGCTGCCAGTTGTTCTGCTGCTGCTCTGCTTGTGTAACACGAAAGTTGAAGTCGCGGTCTTTGTCCTTGATGTTGCCGAGGGTGATAGCGTAGTTCACCAGCCTGTCATTGTCCTTGTCGCGCTGTGCATTGGCTTTCTCAAACAGTTCTTTGGCTTTTGCCGACATCTTAGGCATATCCATAGCCTTGATGCCACGCGCATGAGAAAACGCCGTGTGGAATGTTCCCAAGCCCTCTGCAAGTCTTGCGAGGAAGCCAATGCGCTTCTCGCGCTTCTCTCGCTTTTCGCGCTCCTCCTTTGTCTCGGGCTTGATTGCGTCCATCTGACCACGCAAGAACTCCTCCAGTTCAGCGTAATTGTTACCCTTGAACTGTGCGTATGGGCTTGTTACCGTCGTGGTAGTGGTTGTTGATGAAGATGAAGATGAAGAACCGCCGTTGCCATTCAGCGTAGGAGTGGCAAGTGATGGAGGGGCAGGTGTGCCATTTTCTCCATCGTCCTGTGTAGGGGTCGCTCCGGGCTGTTGCCCATCATCATTCTGCGAGAAGTCGTAGAATGACGTTGCGCCTCTCGGTATTGTTGTACCAAATGGGTTTGCTGCCATAATGCTATATTGTTTACGTGATTATCCAAGTCCCATGCCACTGGCAAAACCGTTAGCGGCTCCACCGATAGCGTTACTAACCATGCCGAAGCCATCAACCTTGCCGGCTTCAAGCTGTCGCAGTTGTTCATCGAGTTGGTGCTGACGTTCGCGGTACTGACCCTCGATTTGGTCTTTGCGCTGTGCGCCGGCAACTGCAATCTGACTGGTAGCATCCGACAATGCCTTTGCGTTAGCCTCTTTCGCTGCTGCTGCGCTCTCCTCTGTTCCACCCATCACGGCTTGCGTTCCTGCCGATGCCTGATTGCGCTGCCTAATCATTTCAGCCGTGTGCGTGAGTATGGCTTGTGCGTCGGCTCGCTGCGTAGCGTCCTCGTTATACCTGCGGTCGTACCAATCTTGGTTCTCGCGCTTCTGCTCGTTTATCATGTTGCGCATTCTCTTTAGCATCTTGTTCTTGCTGATGCCTCCGAAGATGCCACCAAGCGCACCTGCTGCGCCTCCTATAATTCCGCCTAACATACTGTATGTCTTTTTAATTAGTGAAACAAAACTTATAAGTCGTGTGCGAAATTACAACCTTATCTTTGCACCATCATTTTAAGTTTTGATTTACTATGCCACGCAAAGCAGGAGATGGGCGCGGACGGCTCGGCGGTCGTGCCGCAGGAACACCCAACAAAGACAAGCCATTGAAGACGTTTCTCCGACAACACTCGGTGCAATACTTCACACCAAGCGTCGAGGAAAAGGACGATAACGGAAAGAAGACAGGACAACTGGTCTCGCAGTTTGACATTGACTGCAAGACACTTGACCCGGAAAGCCGTGTCGATGCCGAAATAAAACTATTGAAGTTCCACACGCCTCAGATGCAGTCAACAAGCGTTGACATGACAATCGTCGATGAAAACAGGACGCTCTCTGAACGCATTGCACGCCTCGCCGCTGGCGAAGACATTGCTTCACCGTCTGAGGAATAATCCTTACTACTGTTTACTGTATTTAGTATAAAACCGCTGGGCAATCGCTCGGCGGTTTTGTTATGCTACAAAGATAACTCAGTTATAACTAACTTATAACTCACTTATATATAATAATGTGTTAGTTACGACATGAGTTATAACTGACTGAAATTTGTAATCTCACAATTATTCTGAAACATGGCAAAAGAACTACGGAAACACCTAATTATTGTGCTTTTCGTTGGCTCTGAATATCAACAAGTTAATAACTCACTTATAACTCACTTACACTTTTTGTATAACAAGTAAAGGAAAGTAAAGAAAAGTAAAAGAAAAGAAATATATAAAGAAAATAAATTTTCTTATTCTCGTCGTCGCTGCGCACGTACACACGCGCGTGTGAGAAGATTTCAAAAAAAAGGCTTCGCCTTTATGGAGAAGCCTGTATCATGGTTAGAAACCTTTGCCTTTCTGACGCTCATAGACGGCAACCTTGCCGTTATCACAGTTGACAATCTTGAATTGGACTATTGAGCGAGGAGGAATGTCCGATGGCAGTCCTTTCACCAGTCGCGCAATCACTTCGTCGATGTTGGAGCAGCCGATGTCGTCGAAACTTGCCAAGCATTTGCCTTGAAAGAAAGCTGCTGCCTTGATGAGCATCTTCGGTGACAGACGGAACACGCTGCTTTCCTCCTCCTGCGCAGCCTGTTTGCTGGCTTGGTCAGAGAAGAAGATAAAATCAACAACACGCTCGTTCAGTTCCCATGCAGGTGTGAAGTCCAGTTTGATGTATCCGCGAGTGATGCGGTGTCCTGCACTATGGTTCATGCCGAAAGCAACCTCAGATATGGACGCGCCGCAATCGTTCTGCGCCACCGTTCCCCATGTGTGACGGAAAGTATAGACGCAATACCAGTTCTCCTTTGCAATGCCCATGCTCTCACAAATCTTTCGGATGCCTATGTTCACGTTCGCGCTGAAACTGTCGCTGGTGGTGTGCCTGTCATGGAAGTTGAACTGCCATTCACTGCCTGGTACTGAAGCATACTTCTCAAACAACGGCTTGATTATCTCCGGCACACGCATTTCAAAGTATGCTCCATCAGAACGGCTGCGCATGGTCTTCGCACGCTTGTAGTGGATGATGCCACCGTGATAGTCCTCCCTGCGCAGGTTGTATAAATCGACCGTGTTGATGCCTCCAAGACACAATACCATCATGGCTACGTCTCGACCAAGTTCGGGCAACGGCAACTTCATCTTGCTTTCGGGCAGGGGAGAAGAAAAGAACCTGCGGCACTCCTCCGCACTGATGGCTCGCTTCTCGGGACGGTCTGCATGTGGTATCTTCACCTTTACCCACGGATTGGTCTTCACTCTGATAAGCCCGGTGTCATAGTCGTTCAGTTCCTCGATGGCTGCGCGAAACACCTGCCTCATGCACACAGGGTACATTTCCTTTGCCCTGTTCGTCTTCTCCAAACTCTTTATCCACTTCGCCACGTTCGTTGAGGTCAGTTGCGAGAACTTCACTTTGGTGGTGCCGAAGTAACGCTCCATGTGCTGGAGTGCCAACTCGTAGTTTTTAGCGTTCCTCGCTTGTCCGTTGTCGATGAGCCTGTCAATGTGCCGTCGCGCATAGTCAGAGAAGCACAAGTCTTCCTCACCCTTTTGTAGGTAGTCCACAACCATTCGTGCAGTCCAGTTGCGAATGTCCGTCTTGTTCAACTTCGCATTATAGTCAAGAATGAGCGCAGTGCAGAACTGCATCACTACAGGGTCGGTGATTTCCTTACTCCTTGACAGTTCTCGCTTAGTCACCATCTTGTCCGTCTTGATGTACTGTGTCGTGCGGTTGTGCGTCACTCTGATATAGACAGGAAAGAACCCGTCATTGCGCATCTTCTGCACACATGCTTTCAGTGTTGCCATAATCTGTGTTCCTATCGTTTTTTGTTATACATCTGTATCTTGTTGTTATCTCGGTCATTCTGAACTCTAAACACGCTCTAAACATGGGGTCTGAAAACTCGCAACTTT